CTTCATATAGGAAGTTTTATCCGTGGTCAATTCACAGGGAACAGACGCTAGAATTATCTGATTATCCCCTTGTCCTATCAAGAAATATGTCAGATCGTAAGGCCTGACCCCAAGATCGATCATAGAATATGTTGCTGCTGTCCAGCCTTTTTGTCCTATCCCTTCCACCCCTGCAACATGGTTAACCCACATGAGATCCGATTGATAATCTCTCAGATCATTCTTCGGATCTTGGGCGAGCTTCACATGTTCTGGTTCTAACCCCGCTACTCTCACTAGCATGAGACATTGGGCAAAGAAATGATGAATCGCATCAAATATGTTGGGCTCCCCATGCATATCCCCTGCATCCCTATTTATGGGATCAATCACTTCTGGTCTCCATTCAGAATTCCACTTTGAGAGATCAAATTCCTGATACAGCCTTAGATACGTTTCGTCGTCTTTCTCATGGGTCATTTTGTGGAACATTTCTTGTATTGTTTGCCTTGAGAGAGTCATCGTCTGTTGAGGTAGATAAGGGAAGATGTTTTCTGCCCAATTGGCTTCCAGAGAGGCGAAGAAGGTTCTCATCTCTAAAACCATCATTGAGAACATTCGTGCTTCAATCTTGAACTCCCTTTCTTTTGGGTATAGGGACACGACTAACCACGAGAAGGGAATTTCCCCAGATCGTACGATTTCAACAACCTCCCTGACATTGAAATGATCCGTTCCCAGCATCTGAAGGAGCAGTCTTCTCTGGCTGGTTACCGGTTGAGAGTCATCCCAGGTAGTGGATACCTCAGTTCTGTAGTGGGAAATAGATCTGTCATCCATCAAGTCGGTAAAGTTGGGGTAGTAATCGAAATCATGGTGTTTCTTGAATTTGACACCGTTCCAGTCTGAAATGGGGTAATTTACTAGCTTGAGAGACGTTTCTCGGGACTGGTACAGATGGAAGAGGTGTGTGTTTTTTGCTCTCGACTCAAAGGATAATGGAGGCCAGGTTCCTTCACATCTTATAAAGCCTTCACAGTACAGCCTACAGAAATTATTTCTCAGCCTTTGGGCGTCTATGATTGAGTATCCTTTAGTGCGACAAGCGACCTCTCTCACTGTTCTCCCGCCCAGAGCCGGATCTATACACGGGTGGCCTGATAGTTTCTGAAGCCCAAACAGCTCTACACTATCCACCTTGGATCTCCTTTTCCTGAGGAACAAATCAAGCCGGCTGGTCATAGGTGTGCTCTCTCCTGATAGCTTAACCTCCTTGGCTTTCACCACTTTAACCATGTTGTCATACGACCCATCGTCACCCAAGACCGGATCATGGTGAAGAATGATGCTAGCCTTGGACATATCTTCTATGTTCTTTGCCAGCTCATACCCTCTGTTGCCATACCTTTCTACACAAGACAACATCCATTCAAAGATCCATTCCATTTCCGTTACAATTTCTGATGTAGGGTATAACATTCGTGCCGCTAGGAGTGAGTTGAATCGTGCCCAACACATGTCTTTGAGCATTGTTACCTGTTCAAAGCTGGTTATATACCCTACATCCATCTCATCAACCATGAGGAGAACCCCAAACTCGTTTCCACATATCGTCACTCCCTTGCTCTCACTCCTCACATGTCCAGCGACACCTCCGCCTCTTTTACACGAAATTAGGTCAACATATTTCCTAAATACAAGACTCAGTCCCAGATACTTCTTCTCCAGGCTTGTGATATCACTCAACGAGGAGGATACGTTCTCCAGACCTGTCTCCAAACCCCAGCTCTTTACGGCAGAATTACACACCTCCCAAGCAATCCTCGAGCTCTCTAGTGCTCCCTCTAATATGTCTTCATGTCTCTCAGGTTCTAAGACTTCGATGAGTGTCTTATACCACCGGGGATCTAGTACCTCCACAGGGCAAGAGTTGAGTATTTCCGACCATTCTTCATAGAGTCTTCTCTCCCTCTTGTCCTTGATATTGTTATGGTCTGCCCAATATGATAGCAGCCGCAAGAGCATCTTGTCCCTGTCACCGATTAAGATTGGGGCATCCAGGTAATTGTTAAGGAACTTGGATTGAGGCATTCTCAAGAGTTCCTTTGGTTAGTCGAATTATCAGTCTCCTCAAAACTTAGAATTTCAGCAAGATTCTTTACAATGGTTCTTTTGTTAATTCTCGGTTTTTTATGGGTTGTAGATCTACGTTTAAAGAAGACAGGAAAGTTACTCACCATCACTGTCTACTTCAGAAATCCGGTTTAGACCTAGGCTTTCGAGTTCTTTCTCAATCTCCCCAACATTGATAGTAGTGACGAACTCAACCCCCTCTTCACCCACCATCTCCTTCCCCCTGCTCTCAACTTCTAGCTTCAGCCGTCTAAATTCCGAATAAATTTCCCGGTTCTCGTTGTAGACCGAAGCAAG